AAGATTATGACACAATGCAGAAAGGATTGAGTTGGTTTCGCAAATACTTTCCTAATGAATACATGACAATACTAGACTGAGTCTAGTTGCTAGCCTCGAGCCGCTCGGTGCAAGTATCGAGCGGCGGGGCTGCCTTACTTCTGCCACAATTCGCGCCCGCGTAGAGGTCCCAAGACCTTTGACATTTACTTTGCTTCTGTAAACATCGATACCTATAAATAAAAAGGGGTCCCTCAACTTAGCCGTGTATTGCTTGATTTAGACTTAAATAAGCTGTAAATACATTCAAGGTTCCAAAATTAATCCTAAAAAATTTTGCAGAAAATTTTTATGAAACTAACTTTAGATAAAATAAATTTATTACCCGCTGACGTTCAAAAAGAATTCCTCGAAGCTGGTGTCTTAGCAAAACAAAAAAGAAGTATAGAAAGAGCACAGAATGATTTTATGACTTTTGTTAAAAGAGTCTGGCCTGAATTTATAGAAGGTAGACATCATAAAGAAATTGCAAATAAGTTTAATGATTTGGCAAATGGTAAAATAAAAAGATTAATTATTAATATGCCACCAAGGCATACTAAATCAGAATTTGCATCCTTCTTACTACCTGCTTGGATGATAGGTAAAAGACCAAAATTAAAAATTATACAATCAACCCACACTACAGAACTTGCTGTAAGGTTTGGCCGCAAAGCTAAAAACTTAATGGATAGTCCTGAGTACAAAGAAATATTTCCAACACGTCTTCGAGAGGATTCTCAAGCCGCTGGTAAATGGGAAACAGAACAAGGTGGCGAGTATTACGCAGCGGGTGTTGGATCTGCGATTACCGGTCGAGGTGCAGATTTATTAATTATAGATGATCCACATTCTGAACAAGACGCTATGAACATAGATGCTCTTGAGCGCGCGTACGAGTGGTATACATCAGGACCTCGTCAGCGACTTCAACCTGGTGGAGCTATTGTTATGGTTATGACAAGATGGAATGTAAAAGATTTAACTGGCAGCTTGCTGCGAGATACTGGCAACGTGAAATCAGACAAATGGGAAGTAATTGAGTTTCCGGCAATACTACCTAGTGGTAAAGCAGTATGGCCAGAGTATTGGAAGCTAGAAGAATTAGAAGGTGTTAAAGCATCTCTATCAATTCAAAAATGGAATGCACAATGGATGCAGAATCCAACGTCAGAAGAAGGAGCATTAATTAAACGTGAGTGGTGGAAGAAATGGGAGAAGGATACTATACCAACATTACATCATGTCATACAATCTTATGATACTGCGTTCATGAAAAAAGAAACTGCGGATTACTCAGCAATAACAACTTGGGGTGTGTTTTATTTAAATGAAGACTCAGGACCACAACTTATTTTGCTTGATGCTATAAAAGATAGATTTGAATTTCCTGAGCTTCGAAGGATAGCATATCAACAATATCAGTATTGGCAACCAGAAACTGTACTTATAGAAGCAAAGGCATCAGGGCTTCCATTAACATATGAATTGCGTAAAATGGGTATTCCTGTTATAAACTATACGCCATCTAAAGGTAATGATAAGCATACCAGAGTTAACTCTGTTGCACCTTTATTTGAAAGTGGCCAGATATGGGCACCAACAGATAAAGCATTTGCACAAGAGGTAATCGAAGAGTGTGCGGCGTTTCCCTATGGTGATCATGACGATCTAGTGGATTCAATGACACAAGCAGTCATGCGTTTTAGACAAGGTGGTTTTATAGATCATCCAGAAGACTATAAGGATGAACCTGTAGCCCGAAATAACAAAACGTATTATTAATATGATTGAAAAAGCAATTGCATATAAAAAAACTGACAAAGATTTTATATCTAGTTTAAAGAAACTAGGTCTTAGTAAAGATGAAATAAATTTTATTTTAAAAAAACATAAAAGAAAAAAATTTGAAGAAGGTGGAGATTCTGGACCAGGAGGATCAGATGATGGAACAGGACATGGAGGACCGGGACCAGGATCACCAGGAGGACCAGGAGGAGCAGAAACTGGATTTGGTATAGGACCAAACGATTCTCCAGATACTCCAGATGCTCCAGATACTCCAGATGCTCCAAGTGATAATTTAGGTTTTAGTCCTGACATAGGTGGAATAGTAGGACCAGGACCCGGACAACAAGATGTGACTGGTTTTGGAACAGATTACAGCGATGCAGATATGGGACCTGTTGGACCAAATGCAATGACTGGTGTTGATATGTCAACGCCTGCACTTCAAACCATGCAAGAAAAAGCAATGGCACAGGCAAGAAATACATTTTCTCCCGCTGGAATAATAGGTGGATTAATAGGTGCGTCACTTGGAATACCAGGAGGATTTGGTATTGGATCTACTATTGGATCTAATATGGCAAGAGGAGTAACCGCTCCAGGTTATGAATCTTATGATCAAGACTATGGTAAAATGGATTTCACTACAGACGTTAGAAATACAGGACCAGAAACAAATACTTCAGGTGGTGGTGGAATAACTACAATACAATCATACGCACCATTATCTAATACAAGCACTGGAGATAATACTGCAGATTCAATTAGAAAAAGATTAGAGGATTTATTAGTTCAAAGACCAACCTCGTATGGAATACCAGCTGCAAATCAATTATCTAATTATAATTTATTAGATTTAGTTAATCTTAGAAGATAGTTATGGAAGGTATTTTAAAACTATTAAGAAAACTAGGATACTCTGAAGATGAGATTAAAACCGTATTAAATAAAGTCCCTGTAAATCAAGAAGGTTTAACTGGAACAAATGTTGCTACCGGTATTTTTTCAAAACCAAAAAAAGGAGAATTAGCTAAAGATTTTTTAGTTTCTGATACAATTGGAAATCCATTTGAAGTTAATTATTTTAAAGGTAGATCTGAAAAAGATATTTTAATAAGTGCAGAAGCACAACTTAAAATGATAGATGATGAACTTACAAAACTTACAGATCAACTATTAAATAAAAATTTACAATTAAGTGAAGCACAACAAATTAACTTTGCAAAAAATTTAGAAACAAGAAAAAGATTTAAAAAAGATTTTGAAGCATTTAAAGCAAAACCAGAAGCTGAAGTATTAAATATTAAAACAGGAGAAACAGTAACAGATTTAAAAAAATTAATTGATGAACAAGGAACAAAAAATCCACCCACAACTGTCGCAGGTCAATTAGAGACAACGGGTAAAAGATTAGAACAAAAAGGAAAAGAACTAGAAGAAGTAACTAAACCAAAATCTGTTATTGGTGACATCATGAGAGATTATTCAGATTTTAATAAGTATATGCAAAGTTCACAAAAGACTGGATACGTTAGAGCAACGGTGAGACAAATTATGAGAGAAGATATTCAAGCTGGTAAATTAAAACTTTCGAAAGAATTACAAGATCAAGTTATGCAAGGAACTGGTGAACCTATAGATGTTTATAGAAAAGTTTATGGAGAAGGAGCTTTAGAACAAATTGATAGTTTAGCGGATGATCTTGGACAATTTAGAACAGAAGAAGAAGCTGCCAAATTTGCAAGATCAAAATATACAATAGAACCAAAAACAAACCCTGTTAGTGAATCTAACACTTATGATGAATTAGAAAATATAATTAAAGAAGGTCCAAATAAACCAGAAGGTAAAGCTAATGGTGGAGCTATGGGTCTTGATTATCTAACTGGACAAGAGCCACCTAAAAACGGTTATGCTGGCGGTGGAAGAATTGGTTTTGAAAAAGGCACTGTACCTAGAATGTTAAAATTTCTTATTGATAAACTAGCAGATGAAAAAGATTTTAATAGAAAACTATTAGAAAGATCTAATCCAAAAGCAGTTCAAGATTTGTATATAGAAAAGTACGGTAAACTTCCGTCAGCTGAAGAAATTAAAGATATTGTTAATAAACAATTACAAAATAAAGGTTCTATGGAAGTTATGAATCCTAAAACGGGTGAAGTAACTTCTCCAAAAGAACCGGTTAAAGTTGCAGAAAGAAAAAGCATAGATTATGATGCAATGGATGCGGCAAATAAATTAAGTCTTAAACATAAAGAAGCAGCTTACGCTTTTGATCAAATACAACCTATAGATATTTATGATAAAATAGCTCCGGATAGAGTTGCTGAAGTTATGGCAGAAATAAAAGGTAAAGATTATTATAGTCTTACTCAGAAACAACAATCAGAACTTTATAAAAAAGCTCAAAACTATTTAGATGAATACATAAAAATAGATAGAATAAATACAGCTGTTAAAAAATTTAATGCAGGAGAAGAATTACAAGCAATGGATAGAAGATATTTATCAAAATTTTTACCTGAGTCTGGAGTAACTTTTGAATCAAAAATAGATAAACCTATTGAAGGTGGATTTAGTTTTAATGATCCAGATATAAAAGCACAAATGGAAGAAGCTATGACAGTAGCAAAAAAAAGAGGAGATGAAATGCGTGCTATGGGATTAGATCCAGCTAAAAGTAAAGACTACGATGAATATATAAAAATTAAAGAAGCATCTGGAGATAAAAATTTTAATAAATATTTTGAAGATCTTGAAATAAAAACAAAATTTAAAGGTGTTATTAGTGACGATCTTTTAAATCAAATTTTAATAGATGATAATCCACAAAGAAAAGCAGAAGTAATTGCTACTATTGAACAAGGATTAAAGATGCAAGAAAAAGGAATGGATCCTCAAGAAATTGTTGATATTTTAAAAAACACTACAAGAACTAAACAAGCTCAGGGTGGAAGAATAGGTTTTGAAAAAGGTAGTATACCTAAAGAAGAAGATGAGGAACCTTCTGAAGAATACATAAAAAGTAGAGAGGCAGGAAGATCTAAATATTCTTTTGATGTACAAGGACCAGATTCAAGAACTAGAAAAAGTGGATTACCTGGTAGAACAAATCCTAAAGACTATGGTTTAGGAATAACATATTTATCAAATTCAGGTAATGAAACTGCACCAGAGATTAGAGTAGGTGGTTCTCGTAGGGGTGTGGGCGTAGAAATTAGAAAAAGATTTAAAGAAGGTGGTCTTGGCTACTTAGTGGGAGAATAAAATGAAAGTTCATGAATACAGAGAGATGATGCGTTATCTCACTAGGAAACCTTTATCAGAACAAGAATTACAAATAGCTTCTGATGTTAATCAACAGATGCTCAATTCTACTCCCCCGACGCCAGTCGCGAGCGGCGAGAGACTAGGAACAAGAGAAGGATTTAGAGACGGAACAGAAACACTTTCAATAAATCCAATGTTAGATAATTTAAATCCAAATACAATAGGTGGTGCCGCTGTAATACCTACAGTTGGAATTACTGCTGCAATGATTGCAGATAAAATGAACGTATCATTAGAAGATGCAGGAAGAATGTTAAAAAGATTATACACAGGTCCTGAAGGTTTAGTTATTGGTGGAGATAGATTAACAGAAGAAGCTAAACCAGACATAGAAAAATTTCCTAGTGGTGAGAAACAAGAGACAACTTTAGTTACAAAAAAACCAGATCAAATAAAAACAGATACTGGATTAACACCTCCAACAATTGATACCGAAATTCCAGGATTAAAACCAGACACAGGAGAAGATACTTCTGTTCTTTATAAAAGTAGGTTGCTTGATGAAAGATTAAAAAAAATAGAAGAAACTTATTATGAATTAAAAAAAGAATTAAAAAGAAATCCTTCTAGAGCTGAAATTTCTAACAAACTTAATATATCTTCATCTACTATTAAACCTTATTTAGAAGAATTAAATCTTCCAGACATAAAAATAACAACAAAAGATTTTAATAAATATGGAAATGTAAATGTTCCAACTATTACTGAAACAGAAATTAAATGGCCTTCTAAAGAAGAAGAGTCTTTTTATATAAATAATCTTATAGAAAGATTTAAATATCCAAAAAAAAGCAGTGAATATATTAAAAAAATTGATTCTGGAGAATTATCATCTAATAAAAAACTTGCCGAAAAATATAATCTTACTGAAGGAAGTATAGAAAATATTAACACAAAAATTATAAAAGATTATAAATTAAATAAATTAGGTAGACCTGTAATAGGATTAGATGAATCTCAAAAAGAAGCACAAGCAAGAAAAAGAGAAACTCGAAAAAAATATAGTGATTACAGTTATGAAGTAAATAAAATATCTGGAACACCAAAAACTCAATTAGGACATGCAAGTGATGTATTTAATATAGAAACTAAACCAGAAACTATGGTTTATACACCAAGAGACATTAATGCAATGATGGGCAAAAGAAATCAAGCTGATTATGTAATAAGAGGGATAGTTGAAAAACAAGAAGAATTAATAAAAAATAAACCTAAAGATTGGGAAAAAAGTGTTAAAGCATTAAATCAAACCGGTATGGACTATGCTGTTCAAACTAAAGGATATAAAATTTTTGAACCCATAGATTTAAAAACTTTAAAGAGAAAACCGTTTTTTGTAGATTATTCTAAAACTATAGATCCTACAGGTATTTATGAAGGTAAAACAATAAAAGAAATTGCAGGAATAGAAAAACAAGTAAATAAAATTAAAAAAAAAGAAAGTTCCTTGACAAGTAAAGAAATTAAAATGTTACAGGACTATGAGCTATATGAAAAAAATAGAGAAGCAGTATTAGGATCACAATCTAAAATAAAAACCCCTGAAATAAAAAATATAATAGAAAATTTATTAAAGGTTAAAAAACCTAAATATGAAACAGGTGGTAGAGTTAAATTACAAAACGGAACCGAAGAACCTTATAATCCTGAAATACCTTCTCTTGGTTTTAGTGACCCCATAGATATATTAGAACAACAAATGATTAATGAAAAAAATCCAATTAAAATTTTAGCTTTAGATTTTCAATTATCAAAAATGAAAGAAAGAAAACTTCAACAAGAAACGGAAGCAGCAGAATATAAAAAATCTCAAAAAGAAAAAGGCGTAAGATACAAAGAAGATTTTCCATCTGAAGCAGCTTATTTTGCAGAAACAGGAAAACAACTTTTAACAAATCCAAAATATTTTTTAAGTAAAGGTGCAAAAGGAGTTGTTGAAGGAACTGAATTTTTAGTAGGACAACCTTTACAAACATTATTTAGTCAGACAGGAAAAAATTTTGAATTTTATCATCCCGTTGCAGGAGAAAAATTAGGTATAAATAAATACATAGAAGAAAATATTCCTAAAAATCCAACAACAGGAACTTTGCTTGGAGGAGAAGTTGTTGAAATTGCCGGTTCCGTTCTAGATCCATTTTTAGCCTATGGAATTGTTAAAGGAGCAACTAATGCTTTAAAAACAAAAGCACCTGTTGTAATAGAAGAAACAATAGATCCAACAAGGAGAGATCTTTTAAAAATGGGAGCTGTTATTACAGGTGGAGCTATTGCATATCCAACAGCTAAAAAATTAGGATTATTAGAAACAGGAGTTAAAGTAGCTAAGACTGGAAATGCTGTAAGAATTGCTACTCACGGTGTTGTAGATAATATGCCAGAATTTTTTCCGTACTTGTCTGAGTTTTCTTTAGCAAAAGGAAAAGTAATTGGTCAAGATTATATGAGAAGTGGTATGACAGAATTTAAAAGAGAAATAACAATACCCTTAGAACTTAATACAATAGGAGGTGGAAAAACAAATGTTAAATTTGAATTCATACATGATCCTGCTGAAGGTAGTGTAACAGCTTATTATACAAATCCTTTAACTGATGAAAAACATCTTTTTGAATACAATACAGGAAAACAAGGACGACAAGCATATGGTATAGATCCTGAACATCCAGGCGCTTATGAATATCATGCTGTAGAAGTTGAACCTCCTGGTTTTAATTATAAGGCTCCAGATAAAGCAGATCCTTATAGAAAAAATGTTGAATTTTATGATACTGCTACAGAAGGAGACGATGTTATTAAAGCGTTAGATAAATGGTATAAAGGATTATCCAAAGAAGAAAAAGCAAAATTTGAAAACAAATTTATAACTCACTCAGAATATACTGATGAAATTCCTGGTGCATCTTATTATAATACAGATGAAAACTATCCAATAATGGAGTTTATGTATCCAAAGAAAAAAAATGACTAAAAGACTAACAAGAACCATACCACCATTACGTGGGCCAAACCCACAGGGCTTGAATATTGGTTATAATACTGTTACAACAATAAAATCGGAGAAAATAACAAATGGCAGAAATAGACAAGTCGTTACCAAACATAATAGATAATTTAACTCCAGGTGAAGTTGAAGTAGAACAGATTGCAAACTCTGTTGAAGAGCTTCCTGCGGGAGTAACTGAAATTACAGAAAACGAAGATGGTAGCGCTGATATAAATTTTGATCCATCAAAAAATTTAAATGGACAAGTAGAGTTTGGTGGAAACCTTGCTGAAGTTATTGATGAACAAGAACTCGGTGTATTAGGTTCAGAGTTATCACAAAATTATGAAGATTATAAAAATTCAAGAGCAGATTGGGAACAAGCATATACTCAAGGATTAGATTTATTAGGATTTAAATACGAGCAACGTACAGAACCTTTTCAAGGTGCATCGGGTGCAACTCACCCAGTACTTGCAGAAGCAGTTACACAATTTCAAGCTTTAGCTTATAAAGAATTACTTCCCGCGGGCGGGCCCGTGCGAACTCAAATCGTAGGTCTTTCAACTCCAGAGATTGAACAACAATCTTCAAGAGTTTCTGAATTTATGAATTATCAAATTATGGATGTCATGCAAGAGTATGAATCTGATTTTGATCAAATGTTATTTTATTTACCTTTATCAGGATCTACTTTTAAGAAAGTTTATTACAATGAAACATTAGGAAGAGCTGTATCAGAATTTGTTCAAGCTCAAGATATTGTTGTTCCATATTCAGCAACATCATTAGATGAAGCAGATGCAGTCATTCATGTAATTAAAACTTCTGCAAATGATTTAAGAAAACAACAAGTATCAGGATTTTATAGAGACATAGATTTAATACCATCAGATGAATCTACAAATGCAGATGATATTAAAGATAAAGAAAGAAGTCTTGAAGGAGTTACTAAAGGAAACCCTGAAGAGATTTTTACATTATTAGAATGTCATGTTAATTTAGATTTAGAAGGATTTGAAGACAAAGATGCTTCTGGTGAGCCCACAGGAATAAAACTTCCTTACATTGTAACTATTGAAGAAGGATCAAAAGAAATTTTATCTATCAGAAGAAACTATATTGAGAATGATCCTAAAAAACAAAAAGTAAATTATTTCGTTCACTTTAAATTTTTACCAGGACTTGGTTTTTATGGTTTTGGTTTAATTCAAATGATAGGTGGATTATCACGTACTGCTACATCTGCATTAAGACAGTTATTAGATGCAGGAACTCTATCTAATTTACCAGCAGGATTTAAACAAAGAGGAATAAGAATTAGAGACGATGCTCAATCTATTCAACCGGGTGAATGGAGAGACGTAGATGCTCCTGGTGGAAACCTTAGAGATGCATTTATGACTTTACCATACAAAGAACCTTCGCAAACTTTATTAGCTCTTATGGGGGTCGTGGTTCAAGCAGGTCAGCGCTTTGCTTCGATAGCGGACATGCAAGTAGGGGATGGGAATCAGCAAGCAGCAGTGGGAACGACCGTGGCTTTGCTGGAAAGAGGCTCGCGCGTGATGTCTGCAATTCACAAAAGATTGTATGCATCAATGAAACAAGAATTTAAATTATTAGCAAAAGTATTCGCATTATATTTACCACCTGAATATCCTTATGATGTTGTAGGTGGACAAAAAACAATTAAACAAACTGATTTTGATCAAAAAGTAGATATCATTCCAGTTGCAGATCCAAATATATTTTCACAAACACAAAGAATTTCTATTGCTCAAACAGAATTACAACTTGCAATGTCTAATCCTCAAATTCATAACATGTATGAAATCTATAGAAGTATGTATGAAGCATTAGGTATTAAAGACATTGATAAAATTTTAATGAGACCAGAACAGCCACAACCAAAGGACCCTGCATTAGAACATATAGATGCTCTTGCAGGGAAACAATTCCAAGCTTTTCCGGGACAAGATCATAGAGCACACATGACTGCGCATTTAAATTTCATGGCAACTAACATGGCAAGAAATGCACCTGTTATTATGGCATCATTAGAGAAAAATTGTTTTGAACATATTTCTTTAATGTCACAAGAACAAGTTGAAATAGAGTTTCAAAGAGAAATACAACAATTACAACAGATGCAACAAAACCCACAAGCAATGCAAGATCCACAAATGCAAATTCAAGTAAAAATGCTTAATGAAAAAATAGAATCAAGAAAAGCAGTTTTGATTGCTGAGATGATGGAAGAATTTATGAACGAAGAAAAGAAAATTACTTCTCAATTTGACAATGACCCTATTGCTAAACTTAAATCTAGAGAATTAGATCTTATGGCACAAGAAAATGCTAGAAAACAACAAGAGAGTAAAGATAGAATCAATCTCGATAAGATGAAAACTATGATGAATCAATCAACAGACACACAAAAACTTCAACAAAATGAAGATTTAGCTAAATTAAGAGCTAGTACATCATTAGAAAAGACTATTTTGTCTGCTCAACTTAAAAATAGATTTCAAAATTAACAAAAAAGGAGTATAAAATGGCTATGAAAAATAAAAAGAAAAAAATTGGTCAATCTAAAGAAGTAAATCAGTCTAAATTTACAAATAAAGATGGATATTTAGTTGGTGGAATTGATGTTGAAATGTCAAACCCTCAAGAAACTCAAACTGACGTAGTTCAAGGCCAAGGAAACATACTTCCAGAGAAAAAAAGATCAGCTAAGTGGTATTAAGCTATGATTCAAATGTTAGGAGCCGTAGCACCTCTCGCAAAAATTCTTTTTTCAACTATTGAAAAATCAGTTCCTGATAAAGATTTACAAGCAAAGTTAAAAGCAGATTTACAAACTCAATTACTACAATCTAATACACAAGAATTACAAGCTGCAGCAAAAATTATTGAAGCTGAAGCAAAAGCTGGATGGTTTGCATCTAGCTGGCGACCTCTTTTAATGTATGTATTAATATTTATATTAATATGGAACTATGTATTAGGACCTGTTATATTATTTTTTTTTAAAGCTTCTATAACAATAACTCTTCCAGGTGATGTTTGGACACTTCTTCAAATTGGCCTCGGGGGGTATGTGGTAGGACGATCTGCGGAATCGGTTGCACGCACGATGGCTAATAAACCGGTAAATAATAACCAAGAAAACGGATAGGAAAAAAAATGAGAAACGATTACAAAATAAGACCAAGACCAGGATTTAAAAAAGGTGGTAAAGCATTTCCAGATTTAACTGGTGATGGAAAAGTAACTTTTAAAGATATTTTAAAAGGTAGAGGTGTCATTAAGAAAAAAGGTGGTATAGTTAAAAAAGGTAAAAAATAATGGGTGATATTTCATTAAAAGGAAAAGGTAGAGCATTTTTAAAAAAAGGTGGATCTACTACACCTGTTATTCCACCGGCTTTAAAAAAAGGAATGAAAAAAATAGGTTTAAAAAATGGTGGTAGACCAGGATTATGGGCAAATATAAATGCAAGAAAAAAAGCAGGAACAAGTCGTTCTAAATCTGAATCTACTATATCACCTAAAGCATATGCTAATATGAAAGCTGGGTTTCCTAAAAAGAAAAAATAATGGGAACTTTCTTTAGAAAAAAAACACCTGAAGATATTGCACTAGAAGAAAAATTAGCTGCAGAAAAACCTAAATCTAATGCTGAAATAAAGGCAGAAAGATTAAAAGAATTAGACAAAGAATTAGGTATAAAAAGAAATGAAAAATCTAAAGGCGGTATTGCTAGAGGTTGTGGAAAAGTAATGTCAAATAGAAGAAAAGTAACTAAATATTTTTAATGGGTGATATTTCTTTAAAAGGTAAAGGTAGAGCTTTTATGGCATCCGGTGGTAGAACTGCTGCTTGGCAACGTAAAGAAGGTAAAAATCCATCAGGTGGTTTAAATAGAAAAGGAATTGCATCTTATAGAGCCGCAAATCCTGGATCTAAATTATCAATGGCAGTAACAACAAAACCCAGTAAGTTGAAAAAGGGTTCAAAATCTGCTAATAGAAGAAAGTCTTTTTGTGCCAGAATGTCTGGAATGAAAAGTAAATTAACCTCTGCAAAAACTGCAAGAGACCCAAACTCTAGAATTAATAAATCACTTAGAAAGTGGAATTGTTAATATAACAACGAAAGGAAAGACATGGACGCCGTAGTATTTATAACTAAACTACAGAAATTTATCAGAGAATCTTACCAAAACATTGGGGATGCTATGATATCTGGAACGGTTGACAGCATGGAGAAATACAAGTATATGCAAGGACAGGCTAACGCCTATCAAACAATAATTCAGGAAATCTCTAACCTGCTAAATAAGAAGGAGCAAAGTGATGAAAAAGGAAACGTTATCGACCTCGGAAAAGGAAGTTCCAAAGATAAACCTAGGTCTTGAAGAAAAGTATAAGCAAGAAAATAAAGTAGTTGAAGATAAAACAGTAAGAGCAGATAATATATCTGAATCTTTAATTGACAGTTTACCACAACCATCTGGTTGGAGGTTATTAGTATTACCATTTACACCTAAAGATAAAACTGCAGGTGGATTAATTATATCACAGGAATCTTTAGACAAAGCGAGAATTGCAACAAATTGCGGTT